GGTTGACTGGGCCTCTGATATTCCTGTAGAAGAGACTAAAGAGCACCAGCAAGGAAAAATCGCCGAGTACATTGACGCTTTCAAGCGCAATGGAAATTTTCCGCCGCGCGTTCGAGCTTTCCTACAAGGCCGCATTAATCCAGGGGAGAGAAACAAAGAATTATTTTTCTCTGCATGCGTTCTTTTCAATATGGGGTGGTCGGTGAATCGGGTACGTGAAAGAATTTTGAAAGTGGAAGGGATGGCGCGGCATGAAAATCTGGATTCAACTCTTAAAAGTGCTGCAAGTAGGTGCGGTGTCTTGTGGAAATAAAAAGCCCCTGGTGAGGATCAAACACCAAGGGCTTATTTGTCCCGTTCTAACGCTAATCAGAAAAAGGAGCAATGTGTAATGAGTACCACGGGGAAATTAAAAGCGCAACAATTGCAAGAAGACTTAATGAGGGCTTTAAATGGGGAAACCATCGACTTGCCCGAAGGCGAATTACCGATAAGCTTCCCTCATAAATATTTAGTGGCCGAGCCCGAGCATGGAAAAAGGCGCGTGCTCTGGCACCAAAACGAGGACGTTTTAGAATATGTGTCTGATTCTGCTATAGACAACTGTCTCATTCAGGCGACAATGAAACTACCATCTGCCTACGAACAGTACAGGATTACATCCTCTAAAGTCGAAGGAGTTAAGAAGTATTGGATGTGCGGTACAAAACTTTTTGACCACAACCAAATCAAGCCGGTGCTCCAAAAATCCACACCTGGCTACACCTTCCGCCGCCTAGATTTCGATATGTCCGATTCTCCTACTCCGCTATTTGACGACTTTCTAAGTCATGTTGAAACAAACGCTGAAGCGCTTCTAGCTTACATTGGAATGCTCTTTGATGAGTCTGCTCCCCGTCAGTACTACCTATGGTTGTACGGTCAAGGAAATGACGGCAAGGGCACGCTGGCCCGATTTCTAAAGCGCATCTTTGGTCAAGCATATGCAGCTTGCCAAGAGCCCGACAAAACTCTTTCGCAAGATAAATTCTTTACCTCGCGGCTGATGGGAAAAAGGCTTGGAGTCTTCAGTGATGTGCAAAAGGGGAAGATAGTAAAGGATAGTCTCTTCTTGCAGCTTACTGGTGGGGATGCAGTCTCGATAGAATATAAAGGGAAAGACGCAATCACTGTTGACCTCAATATCTTTTTCATGTTCCTAGGCAATACGCTTCCAGAAATTACCGGGATGCGAGCACAAATGCGCAGAGCGATTATTTGTACATTAAAGGAACGTCCTGCAAGCTTTGTGCCACAAGCCGACTACGAAGATCGACTGTGGGAAGAGCGAGCCGGGATTCTGTATAAATGCTGGAACGCATGGCAGTCAATGAAAAACGAACACGGGCGCATGATTTTTAATACCGAAGTCTCTAGCGACCTGGCCGAAGACAACGAAACCCAATGGGAAAGCTTTTTTAATTTCAATCTTGAAATGGATGAGAAGGGAAAACTTTTACCCTATGAGCTTGCAGATAGATTTAAACAGCTCAGAATGACCGCCTGGGAGCTTCGGGAGTTCAAAGCATGGCTATGGCGCTCAAAATCTATCAAGGTCTTCAGAGGGGCTGGAGACGAACCTAGAGTTTATCCTGGTGTGAAGCTAAAGCCGTTTGTTCCTAATCGACATCTATCCGTTGTTGGAGACGATGCAACTCATAAATTTTAGTGGAGGTTCGAAATGTTTGCAGCTGAGATGAAAGCAATTGAGCAGTATTGTATCGAAGAAGGCATACCGAAAGCGGGGATACTTACCGCAATCATAAACCTCAACTTCTCGAAGTTGACCCAAGATGCTTGGTTTGTCATTTTCGATGCGCTTGGTAGCGAATCAAATATGGCAGACTCGCCACTCCTTCACCTGGCGGCTCACGTTTGGGGCCAAAAGGCGTCGGTGACTCCAGTAATCTAAAAGCGGTGCGGTTTTGTGACGAAGAAAGGGGGTACCTAGTGTACTCCCTTTTTGTTTTTCTGTCTAGTGACGCCTGGTGGAACTTTGGTGAAGTAGTAAAGCGGTTTTCCTGAAGTCACTTTACAAATCCAGTTCAGGAGACAAAAGGGAACTAATGTGACATCGCGTTTTCACCAAACTTCCGAGCGAATTCACCAAAGTTCCACACGAATTCTAATGCCAGGGGTTTCCAGGGGTTCCAAGAGTACGAAAATCCTCGAAACCCTTGTGCCCCTTCCTTGTTCCATACATTCCAGGGGTTCCAGTAGTATATACACAGAAGAAATATAGAGAAGAGGGGTAAAAAGGAGCGAAAATAAAAAGCGGGAGTAATAGAGCACCCCTGGTTTCCATGGAATCCCTGGAACAACCTTGATGCTCAACGGTTTCAGAGGTGCCAGGGTGGTGGCATAGCCCTGGAAACCCTGGCACAAATCTCGAGATTGCTATCCATAACCATTCAAATGCTCAAAATATAAGCAAAATCACTGCAGAAGATCCTTCTGTGCTATAATTAACCAAATCAATCACAATTCCGGGGTGTCTCATGAAGTCCAAACTAAAAATTTGGTTTACTCTCGCGCTTAGTATCGCTACGCTTCTAATACCTATTTTAGTACCTGCTCAGTTCAAGGCGCTTTGGTCCCTGGTGGTCCAAGTGCTGCGGCTATTTATTGACGGTTTATAAATGTCGAAAAAAAAACGTCCTCCGGTGGAGCCACCGAAAAAGCCGGTGGGTAATCCCCCCTGGATACCTGATGCCCAAATCCTAAAAAAAGTTGAGCAGATGGCTTCTGACGGCATGTACGAAAAAGACATTGCTGCCTGTATTGGTATCAGTGTCTCAACTTATATGGCTAAGAAGCACGAGTTCCCGGAATTGGCGGAAGCCGTAAAAAGGGGAAATTCAAAAGGGGTTCAATTTGCGACTGAGTGCCTTCGCGTGTTGATGCCAGACAATTTGACCGCGATTATTTTTTATTTGAAGTGTAAGGCGGGGTGGAAAGATGATGGAACCAATGTCGGAGCTGGAGGCGGAAGAGATACGGAAGCTTCCACTAGAGCAGTTCGAGCAGCTTTGGACAGAATTAAACAACAGCGACCCGCTTGCGGCTAATGATGCTCTGCGCGAAAGATGCAAAACCGATGTCGAATTATTCTCCTCTGTGTTTTTTCCGCATTTTTCTAAGCACGCTTTTAACCAATTTCACCGTGATTGTTTCCGTGATTGGGCAAGTGCTAAAAGGAAAACTAGACGCGCTGATGCTGCCCCACGTGGTACGGCGAAGTCTACGCTTAAAGCTCTTATCAAGCCGATCCATGATCTCTGCTACGGACTTGAGAAATTTATTGTCATCATCTCGAACACACAAGACCAAAGTGCTGGCAAGCTTAAAGATATACGACGCGAGTTACTTGAAAATCCTATTCTCCGTGATTATTTTGGAAGCTTCTTTTCAAGCAAGCAAATCGCTGAAACACAATTTGTTGCAAGCTGCCAAGGTCATCAGACAATGTTTACAGCATACTCATCCGGTTCGGAGATTCGTGGTATCCGCTTTGGTGCGGATCGGCCTTCGAAAATCATCTGTGACGACGTTGAGCACTCCGAAGAAGTCAACAATGAAGAAATCAGAAAAAAATATTCAGACTGGTTTAGGGAAGTTGTATCGCAAATCGGTGATGAAAACACGAATATAGAAGTCATCGGGACGGTTTTGCACAAGAAATCTCTCCTGATTGAGTTGATGGACAACCCCGCTTACAGTTCGAGAACATACAAAAGTATTATCTGCTTTGCCGAGCGTGAAGACCTTTGGCAAGAGTGGAAGCGCATTTATGGGAACCTCGACGACGACAACCGCTTAGAAAAATCCGAATTATTTTATAAAAGTCAAGAGTCTGAAATGCTTCGCGGTGCGGAAGTGCTTTGGCCTGAGAAAGAATCCTACCTTGACTTGATGAAGCTTCAATTTGAGATTGGTCGCAAAGCTTTCATGAAGGAAAGGCAGAACGAGCCCATTGCATCTGACGCCGCGCTCTTTGATACCCTCCATTGGTTCCGCGAAGTCGAGGAAGGTCTATTGATCGAATCGACGGGGATCATTGTCCCCTGGAAGAACCTCAAGGACTTTGCTTACGGGGCGATGGACCCGGCAACTGGCCAAACCAAGCAGAAAACTGGTAAACTAGGAGACTTCACGAGCATTGTAACCGGCTACTCAGACACGCGCGGGCGTCTTTTTGTCCATGGTGATTGGACGAAGCGAGCCCCGCCTTCAAAATACTTCGGCGCAATGTTCGAGTTGAACGATCATTACAAGTATGTCAAGTTCGGTATCGAAACCAATCTTTACAGAAATTTGATGGCCCCTAATATCGAAACCGAGCGCAAGAAGCTCGAAAAGGATAGGAAGGCCCAGGGTCGTGCTGATTGGGCCATTCAAATGGCGCTTTACGACATCGAGGCGATAGAAAACAAGCAAAAGCGGATCTTTACGCTGGAGCCAAAAGTGACAAATGGGTATATACTGTTCAATAAGAGCCTATCGCCAGAATTTAAAAGCCAAATGGAATCATTCCCACTTGGTGAGCATGATGATGCCCCCGACGCATTAGAGATGCTTTGGGGATTAGTAAATAATCGCTATGGCATGGCCGCCTTAGCAATGCGACCACAACAGGGTAGGTAATAAATGGCAGATCCTTATCAAAGTCCAAAATCAGCGGCTTCTAGTCGTTGGGCTGGCTTTAAGAGCCGCACACAAAAGCGGATTGACAACAATTTAGGAATCATTGCGAGTGGTCACAGTGGCCAATATCGCCGCTACCGCACCGAAGAACTAAACCGGCTCGACCTCTATTTAAAAAATAAACAGTATGACACTCTTGCGGATTGGGACGGATCACCAGACGAATACGTTCAGATTCGAAAAAGAAAACCCCGCATTATTTTGTCTTTCCCAAAAATGCTTTGTTCTAAAGTCATGTCAAAGCTGGTGGGACGGAAAACTTTCCCGAAGCTGGCTGTGGAAGATGATCCAGATACAACCGTTTTCCTCGAACTTCTTTTGAAGCACTCGCATTTGAAAACGTATTTACAAGACACCGTTCGCCAAATGCTTGGCATGGGTTCTTGCTTTTTGCGTTTCTATATGATCGAAGGTCAATTCAAACTTGAATCCTTCAACACAAAATATTGCTATCCAGTTTTCGACGATATTGGCGAGCTTGAAGAAATCGAAGTTCGCTATACATATCCAGATTACGAAGACCGCGATGCGAATGGTGCGCCTAAAGAAAAATGGTTTAGGATGCTTCTTTCCAAAACCGTTGACATCCTTTACGACAATCCAACAGCGACCGAAGCCGAGCCTAATTTCGTGGAAGTGCAACGGGCCGAGCACGGTTTTGGTTTTGTGCAGGGTGAGTGGTTCAGAACGACCGAAGACAAGCATTCCCCTGATGGCTATTCTTTGATCCTAGACATTTTGGACCTCTGCGATGAACTTAACTACTCTATGAGTCAGTCAAGCCAAGCAATCAGCTATGCACAAGAGCCGCAACTAACAATTGCGGGCATGGATGCTGCGGATCTTGACGAATTAATTCGCTCATCGACAAAAGCATGGAGTCTTGGGAGAGACGGCAAGGCAGAATTCCTAGAGGCAAACATGACCGGCGTCGAAGCCGCTCAAAACATGCGCGACATCGTTACAAAAAATGTTTCTGACATCGCTCGTATTGTGCTGCTCGACCCAGAGAAGATGGTTGGCTCTGCACAATCTGGAAAAGCAATGGAAGTGCTTCATGGTCCCCTGGTTGAGTTGATTGACGAACTTCGGCCCATGTTAGAGAAATCAATGCTCGATATTATTAGCCGCATGACGATGGCATTCTTGCTTTCACGCGAAGCTGGTGCATTGGACTTGGCAATCCAGACGCCACCTGATTGGGTACCTGAAAGCATGTCAATCACTGCCGATTGGCCGCCGATCTTTCCTATGACGATGGAAGATTTGCAAAAGAAAGTCGCGGTTGCTGTGCAAGCTGGAAATGCTTCCGTAGTTTCCAGGGAGACGCTTACACGTTGGGTAGCTTCAGACTTCGGTATTGAAAATGTCGAAGAAGAAATAGCAAAGATTGCGGCGCAACCAGTCATAAACCCATTTGGAGTATTTTAATTGTCCATCAGAGCATTTAAAATTGGTGGGAAGATGATCCGCTTCTTAAGCGGATCGAAGCATCAAACGCGATTGCTGCGTGTTGGACTTATTAATAAAACTGCTTATTCAAGTTACAAATACAATCCAGCTTTTAAAGGTCTTTCGTTCGGTGCTGCGAAAGATTTGACAACGAAAACTGTAATGGCTAGTCGCGCTCCACTTGATTTGACTCTTGGTGTCACTACGCTAGGAAAAAGGCGGCGCGAAATATTTATCAGCTTGCCGGCGCATAAAATGACAAGAAGCAATCTTAGAAAAACCGTAGCGCATGAGCTTTTTCACACTAAGCCTATAATCGGAAGATCCGAAATCGGCGCTCATTTTTGGGGTGGTCTTCATTCTCAAAAAAATAAACTATCCTTCAAAGAAGGAATTTCTGAAATTAGAAGGCTTGCGGAACAAAGACCTTTAAGATTTTCCCATGAAGTAAGCGCAGTTAAAAAAGCTTCTGTCGCTGCGGTTGTGGTCGGTGGTGTTGGGGTGGCCGCTAGAGAAAGAGTTAAATTTATACGAAGAAATGGGCGTATTATCCCAATTAGGAGTAAAAATGAAATTCATTCGTAAAAACGGACGAATTATTCCTATCCGCGAAAAGAAGCAGGACTATGCTGCAACGGCTAAAATTGGAGTTGCTGCCGGTGTTGCTGGCGCGGTTGGTGGAGCCTTGACAAAGATCGGCACTGCAAAAAATAACAAGGGATTTGCTATTGCTGGTGGCCTTGCTGCCGCGACAGGCTTTAGCCTTGGTGTTCTTGGATCTGTAAAATCTGTAATTCGTGGCGTAAATGCAAAAGATGGCGAAGGCGTTAAAGTTTGGGGAGGTCACTTCCTATCCGCTATGGGTGGTCAGTTAGTTGGTGGCCTTGCTGCTGCTGGAGCTGGGGCACTCGGTGCGGTTGCTGCGTACGGAGTTATTCGCAGCAAGGGAAAATTAGCAACATTGGCGAAACTTAAAAAACGTTCGCATTTGAAAGTCATAAAATAATGAGTGAAGTACGCTTCATCCGTAAACATGGCAGAATAATTCCTATCCGCAAGTCGGGCGGGAATAAAGAGCGCAATGCATTGGATGTTGCGAAAGTTCCTGCGGCCATACCTGTTGCAGTGTCATCCGGCATTGGTGTTGGTGGCGCAGTTTATAAAACGGCTTCGCATCATGAAAAGAAACTTTTCTCCCTAAAAAACAGAATCGTTAAATTACGGTTTGCTGCAAATGAAGTCGGCGCATATAAAAAGACTTCCTTAAAATCTTTGCTTCCAACTAAACCAAATCTATTTGATTGGGGAAAAGCCCAGACTAAATTGAAAAGATTTGAGACGGCACGTATGCGAGTAGCAAAATTTGCCCCTGAGCTTAAAAAAATAAATTCAATGATTGGGTTTATAGGAAAAAACAAATTTAGATTATCCATCGGCGCTGGTATCCTTGGCGGATTGGCTGCGGGGTATTCCGTGCTCCATGAAAAAGATAAAAAATAACAATGTTGGACTTCTTCGAGGAAATTGACGCCGTTGGTTTGGCGGAAGACCACGCCTTAGCGGTGGTTAGCCTTGAAGAAGAACAGGCGCAAAAGATTTTGAAGTCTTATCGTCGTGTCGCCTCAAAACTTCGCATTCAATTGTCACAGCTTCCCACTGACACCTTTACGGCGCAAAGAATTCGCGTTGTGCTGATGCAACTTGAGAGCGCAATCCTCACGCTTCAAGGCGACCTCACACGAGACACCATAAGTGCTGCTGAGTTGATGGCAAACCAGTCAATTTCGAACCTCGTTACAGAAGTACAGAGTTTCGCGGAATATTTTAAGGGTACGCAGCAACCCATAAACCTTTCCCTGGTGAAAGAAGCCGTTGGGGTGGACAACTACCTTGTAAATCAGTTCCAGGTGAGCGTAGACACCTATTCTGCCTCTCTACGGTCAAAGCTGTCCGAGGGAATAAGCGATATGGTAATTGCGCGGGAGTCTTCGGAGACTTTCATCGACAAGCTTTCTAATTTCTTCGTTGGTGAAGAGTGGAGACTGCGGCGGATCGTTCGAACGGAGCTGCATGGGATCTATGGGCGTGCCAAAATTGATTCTATGGGCGTGGTCCGCGACGAATACATGCCTGAACTAAAGAAAACGCTCTACCATCCAATGGATTCACGCACTGGCGCGGATTCCGTCTATGCAGCTTCAAAGAATCTCATAGTGGATATTGACCAACCATTCAAATACAAGTGGAAGGGCAAGGATCGGGAATTTATGGCTCCCCCTGATCGTCCCAATGACAGATCTATCCTCATTCCATACGATCCAAGCTGGAAATAATCATCATTCTTAAAATGGTTGCTTGTGGCTCTTAATAACTCGTGTAATATTAAAGGCAATATTTCCAAGTCGAAGTTCAAACTGTGCCCGGATAGACGCCGGCACCAATTATGAGGTATACTTATGAGCACAAAGACAAATGACCAATCAGGCGACTCCAAAACCAACGGCACTGGCGGCCAAGGTGGGGATTCCACAGGTGGGAATACCGGAGACACTGGGGACACCAAGGACGGTAACGGGTCCAAGGATGGGCAGGCTAAGGGAGAAGGCGACGAGGATACGCTGGACGAATCCGCGCTCGACCCGAAGACCAAGGCTTATATTACGAAGCTTCGCAAGGAAAATGCGGGGCATAGGACGCGAGCAAACACGACTAAAAACGAGTTTGACGCTTTTAAGCAGAAGGTTTCCAAGGCAGTAGGTAACGAGGATGACGAAGTCCCCGCCGAGAAGCGAGTCGAGGAATTGAGTTCCCAGGCTCAAAGTTTGGCGATGGAAAACGCGATCCTTAGTATGGCAGTTGAAAACAACGTCCCAAAAGACGGGTTGAAATACTTCAAGTTTCTTGTAGCCCAGGCGGCGGAAGAACTTGCAGAGGGTGAAGAACTTTCCGAGGAAGCTATGGTGGAAATCCTAGCGGACGTTCGAGGAAAATTCGCCCCCGCATCGACTACTACCAGCGTTACCACGAAAAAAGCCGGGAATCCCGATGGCTCAACTGAAGTTACATTAGACAAGTTCTGCAAAATGAGTATCGGTGAGAAGTCGGCTCTTTATACGAAGAACCCCGAGCTTTACACCTCCCTCATGGAGCAGGCGAAAGAAACAAAACGCTTAGTTTAAAGGGAGTTAATCAATCATGGGCGCAACAGTAGCAGCCGATTTCGCATTTGTACCAAAAGTTTGGCAAGACCACGTGGCAGCCTACTTTGATCGTAAACTTGTTTACGGTGCAGTAGCTTACCGCGACAATACCTTGGAGCAAGCTCCTGGTACGGTCATCAATTTCCCATATTTCAAAAAAATCGGCGACGCTGAAGAACCAGCGGAATCCGATAGCTTGGTTGTGGACAATCTTTCTGACGATAGCTTCAATGCTACCGTTAAAGAAGTTGCAAAAGCTGTTGGTATCAAGAAAAAAGCTTTTAAATCGTCTGCTGCTAAACAAGAGCGCATGATTTCCGAAGCGCAAAGTCAACTTGGTCGCGTTATGGCTGAAAAAGTCGACCGCGATTTGTTGACTGAGCTTGCCACCTCCGGCAGCTTCGTCAATGGATTCACAGCTACCACCGCTTCCACTGACCACATGAGCGCTTCGAACCTTAACATCGCTCGCCTCAAAGGCTTGGGTGATCGTTGTGACGAAGCTCAAGTAGTGTTCATGCACTCCTTGCAGTACCTCGACATGATGAATAACACCACTTCCGGTTTCTTGAAAGCTGACGCTAATGACCCTATGGCATTGGTAAAAGGCTTCATGGGCCGTTTGTTGGGTATGGCCATCGTCGTTGTGGACACTGTTCCTAAGAATGCCGACATCGACAGCAAAGACGCATACCGCGCCTTTATCTGTACTGCCGAGCCTTACGGAATCATCCAAAAACAAGCGATGGAACTTGAATCTGATTACGACCTTTTGGCTCGTGAATGGGTTGTGACTTCCAACGAATGGTATGCTGTAAAAAGCTTCCATGCGAAAATCGACGCAAGCAACTACCGTTGCGTCGAAGTTATCACCACTGTTTCACAAGCTGACGGCGTTTAATTTATGGCGGGGGTAGAAATACCCCTGCTTTTTCTTTTTGAATTTCAATTTTTCATGGGAGTTTTTTAAATGAATAACGCGAATAACCCTGATTTGATCGTGGTCAATCTTGGCACGTATTCGACAGCGGGTGACGTTTCTTTAGCATACTTGCCAAAGAAATTCATGCTTCTTGGCGCATACCTGATAAACCAAGCAATCATTGCTGATGTAACTGACATGGTTACGTTGACAATCAAAAACGGCTCGACCTCTCTTGGCGTGTTGAATACGGCAGCAGCTTCCCAAGGTGCAGTTGCTGCACATACGGGAAAAGCTTTCGCTATGACCGCAGCCGAGCAAGAATTAGCCGCTGGTACCAGCTTGAAACTTACTTACGCAGAAGCAGGGACAGGAACCCTTACCCTCGCGCAAGTTTGTCTCTACGGATACTGGTTGTAATTTAAAATAATCGAGGAGTTCCCAGGGTCCAATCCCCTGGGCTTCTCGGTTTCTTTTTCCAAGTGGGAGTTCATCATGGGAATTATGGCAGGTCGTCGCGCACGCGCTAAAGTAGATGCAAAGAAAAAGGCTGAGTTCTTGAAAAAAACTCGCAAGCCTAAGCCGGTAGAAAAACCAGTTACAGAAGAAAATTTGAAAAAATTAAAGAA